TGGCACTACTTCCAACCCAACCCAACCCAACCCAACCAAAGGACTCGTAATGGAAAAAGCCAAGCTGTTCACTCGTGCCCTAAAATCCACTTCTGGGCGTATCTTCCGTGCAGTGTTTATCAAGAAAGATGGCTCAGAGAGAACCATGGTCGCCCGAACGGGAGTCCACAAAGGTGTAAACGGTACAGGTATGAGTTACAATCCTGAGTCTAAGGGTCTCATGCCGGTGTACGACATGCAGAAGAAGGCGTGGCGTATGGTTAATGTGACCACTATGAAATCTTTGAAGTGCGGAGACCTTACAGTCGAGGCGTAAAAGTAATGGCAGTGGAAACACCGGATCTCTTTTATTGGGTAGGCGCAGCCTTCATGGGCATAGGATACGCTCTATCCATGTTCGCTTCTTTTGCAGAATCGAAACAATGGGGATGGTTCTGTGTAGCTATCCCTCCCATGAACTTAATATTTGCATATATATACATGCCGGTAGACCGGAAGCCGTTTTTCTTTTACTCCGTTGGTATATCTTTATGGATAATCACCTACCTCGCTTCCTTAGCTTTCTCCACGGCCTATGCAGCGCCGTGGCACGGTACCGAATTAACCTCGTAACGGAGTAACCACGTGACAAACGACGAAATAGACTTCGATGTACTCGTAGACTCTGTAGTTGAGAGGCTGCAGCCGCAACTTGATGAGTTGAGGTTTCTGGCAGGTCGGACGGAGCTTCTTCTTGAGAGGACAAACATGCTCGAACAGATACTTGAGAAGAAACATCCGAAATGTGTAGGGGAGTGGGAAGAAGAGAAGTGTGAAGGCGGAGGCTCAGCCCCTAGCACTGCAGCGCCGTGGCACGGTTTCAAAAGGCGGTCACTTTAGAAGGTCTTCTCGGACTGACTTTATAACGTCGTTGCTTTTGTCCAGCCATTCCCGGCCTTCTGCACTTAAAATGGTGTCATCTTTGAGTTGGGCCTCTGTTTGTTGTACAGCAAACTCAAGACACTCAAGGACCCCTTCTAACATCCGTTTTTTCCGTACACGACGCAGCCCTACAACGGTAAAAAGGATGGTTTCGGCCCTGTAGTTAGTCCCCTCTACTACATGCTCGAATATATTCCAGATCTCCACCTCGTTGCCCTGCATCTTATTGAGTGTTTCTTGCAGGTTGTCTCTCCCGCATGGGGTTGTCACCCATTCGAAGTTGAGGTCTTCCATTAGGTTCTGGCTTTCGTCTCTCTACTCTTTTTCAACACCTTGACGGTTCGAGGTTCCTCACTAAGGACGTCCCAACCTTGGACAGCCTTTCGTGCCCCCATGAGTTCTTCATGTGAGTACCATTCACCCAGAGCTTCTTTAATTGTTAGCTCTCTATTACTGAACCCTCCTCGGGTCCAATCAATGTTGCCGTTAAATATGATCGCGTGGGAAGGGATCTTGATCTTACCCTCAATAAACTCAATCCCTTTTCGAGTAGGGAGCCAGTAACCGGAAGACTTTTTAGTTTCGCCGTCGGACTTCCGGACAGCCGCCAAGCCCCAATACGTTATCGCGGCGTAATCTCTGGAAAAGAACTCACATTCGCTGTAATGGACCCACTTTTTAGTCTCTGTAGACCTCTTCGATAATGAAATGAGGAACTTCGCCATGTTGCGGTTGAATTTACGATAGTAGACGCGACATAGCTGTCCACAGCAGGGGCAGAGGGAGCCGTTCTCCTTGTTTTGGTTAACGTACTCCCGCGCCTCCTCTAACCCTTTGTCCTTCCAAGTGTCAGGTATATACAGGTCGACAAATTCTTTACTCGACTCCATCGACTTGCTCCTTTTCCTCAGAAACTTCTTCAAGGGGTTCCAGAGGAAGGGGGTCGCCCGGCTCTACGGATATTTCTTCCGTTGTAGCAGTTCCTTGGATAGCGCTTCCGGGGTAGTGAGCCCATTCGGGATTCAGCGCAGGGTTAAGGGCCTTTGCAACGGCCTCTTCTTCTCCCTCGGCTTCTACAACAACGGTCGAGAAAACGTCAGCCTTGGCGGACATCTTGATAGTAAATTTGGCCATGTACCTTACTCCAACTCAATAAAATCAAAGGTTAGTTGTTTATCTAAGGCCGTAAGAACCCTAGAGACGGTTTTTAATGATAGGTTAGACTTTTTGCTTAACAGGTAGGGAATGTAACCTTGGGTCGTCCCTAACCTGCCCGCGAGTTCTTCTTGGGTAACGCCCTGCCGCTTCATCTCTTCTCTAAGTTTATGAGAAAAGGCTTCGGACAAAGACAGGCTCTTGGACTCTCTTAGGTCCTCTTCCTGCAGGACTTCTTTTAGAAGGTCTCTCATTACTCGTCTTCTGAATCACCTGTGTTGCGAACAATTTCCACTGCGCCCCCCTCCGTGGTAACGGAGAACTTTTTTTGGTGCTTCTCGATAGACTTAGTTGCGATGTCGCATATCGCTTCTAGGTCGACTCGCCATCCCCCTCTACCTGCTTTCTTTAGAGCGTCCTTTACGTCCTTTATATGTTCTTCTTGGGACATGGTTTAATCGTTCCTTTCACGGATTACGTTGTTCATACCGGGTACACAGTCCTCAAACGCCCTTAGTTTCTCTTGGGCCGTTTGTATAATCTTTCTTTTATCTTGGATCTGTAGTTCCAAGGTTTTTATTCGCTCTTCCAGCGTGTCTTTCTTCTCTTCAATCTTCTTTATCTGGCTAAGCTTCGTTGAAATAAAGCTCATGTTCTTCGATATAGTTTTTTGAAGTCTAGGGGTCTGACGGTCTCGTCGCTCTTGCCAGAGCTTGATATAGTTAGCCTTCTTTTCAACTAAGCGTTCGATCCTTTTATCAATGCCGCTTAATTTCTCAAGGTCTTCTGGCGTTTTCTCCGGAACCATAACATAATTTTAAAGGCTTTGGATCTAATGATTTAGGGAATCATAATCGTAACGATCAACCGTTTCAAGTTGTTTTCCACGATTTTCTAACTTGACTATAATGAGCTTCGAAGTTAAGCTCCTTGGGCTTCACGTTGGTGAAGGGAAAATATCAGTGCTCGGAGGAGAAGGGTTTTCCGCTATAAGTGGTTTCGGGCCCTTAATTTACGTATGCCAAGAAAAGTAGTGAACTTACCTCTATTCGTAGAAGAGGGAAATAAAGAACTTCCTCCCATGTACGCGCATCAGGAAGTTATTAAAGAGAAGTGCCTAAAAGGGCCGTCGGCAGTTTTCTGTGAGCAGGGCACCGGGAAAACGAGGGGCGTTTTGGAAGCCTTGAAGGACCTTGGCAAGTTCCCCATTCTGGTCGTGTGCCCTAAGACCGTCATCGACGTCTGGGTTCAAGAGGCAAAGAAGTGGGTCGGGTTAGATGCCTTGGCGGTGGTAGGGTCTAAAAAGAGGCGGGTCAAACTTCTTCAGGACAACTTCGACAAGGTACCCATTTTCGTCATTAACTACGATGGTCTCCGCACCTTCACGAAGCAGAGACGGAAGCTGATTAAAAACGAGGGGAACCGCAGAAGGGTGGTGTATGAAAACGACATCGCCAAGGACTTCCCTTGGCGGGTAGTGGTTGCCGACGAGAGCAGTAAACTCAAGCACCATACAAGCCTCCAATCAAAGACACTCCACGCCTTTGGGCATATACCTCTTAGGTACATACTCTCCGGTACCAGCATCACGCATAGTCCGTTGGACCTGTATTCACAGTTTCGATTTCTTATGCCTGAGCTATTTTCAGCCAACTGGCATGTTTGGAAACAAGACTACGTACACATAACAAGGCAGCGCCTTCCTTACGGGTCCTCATCCAAGTACACACACTTTGAGAAAATCACAGGGTACAAAAACTTGGACCGCCTGTTTGAGCAGGTCAACCCTTACGTTGTAAGGTTTAAGAAAAAGGATTGCCTTGACCTCCCACCGAAGACGTACCAGCAGCAGTACATAGACATGGAGGGGGAACAGTTAAGGGCTTATAAGAGTCTCGCCAAGGACTACATAGCGTTTATACAGGATAACGTAATAACGGTGTCGACGGCTTTGGCGAAGATACTCAGGTTGCAACAGATAACGCAAGGTTTCTATATTGATGCGGAGTCAGAGAAACTTCACCGCTTTAAAAAGAATCCCAAGCTGAGAGCGTTAGAGGAACTTCTTCGGGACCTCACCCCCAAGCACAAAGTTGTTATCTGGTGCAGGTTCGTGGAGGACTTGAGACGGGTCAAGGAACTGTGTGAAGACATCAAGATGGAAGCCGGGCAGAAGCCCGGTGTGCCGTATGTCTGCGTATCTGGTGACACGCCGTTCGAAGAACGCTCCGACCACATACGGAAGTTCCAGAATGAAGACCCGGTAAGGGTGTTTATTGGTCAGATCCAGACAGTAGGCATGGGCGTGACGCTCCACGCCGCTGATTACGCTATATATTATTCACAGGACTACAATTTTGATAACCGTGCTCAAACGGAGGATAGGATTCACCGTATAGGACAAGAAAGCGACAAAGTTATTTACATTGACCTTCTCTGTCAGAACTCTGTAGACGTTTCTATTTCGAAAGGTCTTAAGGAGAAGGCTTCTTACGAGAAAATATTAGATCCTAAAACATGGGAGAACTTTATTAATGGCTCAACCTTCGACTTCGGATGAGACTCAACTCGGCTCAGGACTGACTGACGTTTTGAGGCAGTACAAAGATGTTAGAGATAGGCTGGAAGCGTTGCACCGTGACGCTAAAGTTTTAGATGATGAGAAAGGGCGTCTACAAGAAAAGATAGCCGAGGCTTTTCAAAGAGATGGCGTAAAGACGGTGAATTTAGAGGGACTCGGTAAATTTACGGTTTATACTACTTCCTTCCCTCGAATAAATGATTCAGAACAGTTTGAGAACTGGAGAAAGTCGCAAGGTATCGCCTTCGACGTGTTTTATAGCGTTAATGCTGGAAAGTTAAGAGGTTACTGCAATGAGCAAGGAGAGCAAGGTGGACCCTACCCCCTCGGAATCGACGAGTTCGAAGACGCAAGACTCAGATGGACAAAGCCTAGTGGAAGTTGAGGGGACCAAGGACTGGTCATCGCTTATCGGTGAGATGGTTAAGGCAGAGGCTACCGTAGACTCTTCCGTGGCAGCTTACCACCAAGGCGTAGATCAAGACCTTGACGAAGTACGCACGGAAGACCTCAACCTAGTTCCTCAGCTAAAGGTACTTCAAGGGCTCAGCCCAGAAGTCCAAGAGGGCTTTGGGAAGGCTGGTCAGTTTTGGGACTCTTTCCAAGACAAGGCTATCGATGCTCCACTTCTGATTGTACCTGTCCACACGTTCCGGACGAGAGCCCGTTGGGCTAGTGACCGTGGTACGCAACTTCCAGTATGTCGTTCGCACGACGGTAAAAAGGGAAGCGGCAACCCGGGTGGAGACTGCACGGAGTGTAAGCACCCGAAAAGGTTTACACGTGACGGTCAACTCGTAGGTGACTGCGACGAGACCATACAGTTCGTTGTGTGGCTTCCTGAGCACAATTCATGGTGCCTCCTACCTCTTGCTAAGACCAAGTACAAGATCGGTAAGCAGTGGATCAACATGATCTACAAGGGCCGTGGACGTATATTTAGCAACGTCTACAAGATGGGCCTCGACCTTGTTGAGTCTTCTCGTAAAGAGAAGTTCCACAACATCACGTTTGAGTTGTTTGAAGAAAACAACCAGAACAAGGTACGTATCACTGATGGGGCCATCCTTAAAGAGCTTGAGAAGAAGAATGAAGAATTCAGGACCCTTCAACAAGCTGGCAAGTTGTCTCCCGGTAGTGGTAACGACAGTTCCGAATCAGAGGGTGGAGCCTCTCTAACCCCTGACAGTGACTTGAGTGGGTTAGAGGAAGGAGACGCTTCTTTTGATTTCGGCCCTCCCGCCTCAGATGACAGCAATTCGTCTTCTGACGCTTTGGAAAAAGAACTCGACAGTGGTTCGGATGGGAAAAGTGATTACGTAGATATTTAATCTCTGTAGTCCGTATTTTTAGGAGTAAGAGAATGGACTATCTAGAGGTATACCAGAAATATCTCGGAGACAAGGTTTCTAGTGTCACCGACACTAAAATATACGCCACTTGTCCTTTTCACGACGACACCCACGCCTCTTTTGAGGTCATCTTAAAGTCGGGTAGGTTTAAATGCTTTGCTGCTCAGTGCGGTCAATCTGGCCGCTTTGAGCGGTTCTGCAGCCTTCTCGGCATCAACCCTTCTCACGACATAACGAAGTCTCTTGACTCCGCAGCGGAGTTAATTGCTCCGTTGGCACCAACGTACGAGTCGGCTGTACGTAAATGCCTAGTCAGGTTGCTGGACAGTCCCGAGATCATGGACCGCTTATCGCGGGAATGGTTTTTAGAGCGTTCCGCTATAACCAAGTTTAAGTTGGGGTGGGACGGTGAAAGAGTTTGGATTCCTGTTTATTGGGGCGACAAGCTTATCAATATCCGGAAGTACAAGTTCGACTCTAAAGAAGCTAAAGTTATTGGGGTGGCTGGCAGAAACTTTACGTGGCTCTACCCCCAAGCCACTATCTCTGCTGACCGCCCCAGTCTTCTTCTTGTTGAAGGGGAGAAGGATTGCTTGGCTGCCCAAGCGCATGGGTTCCCTGCTATAACGTTCACTGGTGGCGCGGGAAACCTGCCGAAGAAAGAGCTACTTGAGCTACTGCAGGGGAAGACGATAAAGATATGCTACGACTGTGATGCTTCTGGGGCGGCAGGGACCAAGAAGGTCATAGCTGCGTTGAAGAGCATTGTCGACGTTATCTCTGTCGTCCAGCTTCCCAAGGATGTGGTAGGTGACAAGGGGGATGTAACTGATTATCTCCACGCCACTTCTGGGGACGACTTCAAGAAACTATGTCGTGAAGCTCCGCAAGTATGGCCTCCGGCACAAAGCGAAGAGAACCTTTCGACGGAGGTTATCCAATGCGGATTAGGTGCCGCTAGGGACTCTGATAACTTCCACAAGAGGGTTAAGGTTATCGTTCGGTGCATAGGCAAAGACTTATCCCCCTACAGCATACCGTGCAAAGGCATCGCCAATTGTAGCGACAGAAGCTTTGACCCGTGTGGAACCTGCCTGTTCGAGATACAGAGAAGGAAAGATGAAAAAGAAGGTCCTCCGTATGAACCGATTGGTATAGAGCTTACAGACTTAGAGAGGTCTGAGGTTTTGGAGATGATCCGGTGTAACGGCGACAAACAGAAAGAGGCGTTCTCAAAAGTAATGGGGATTGGGTGCGGGAGGTGGCATTGGGAAGAAGAAGAGCACATTAACATTGAAGAAATCATAATAACTCAAGATCCTGCCAACCAAGAATTTGACGAACCGCCTATTACGCACAATGCTTACGTAGCAGGTGACTCCATTGATGAGAACGTCACCTACGAATTTACAGGACGCCACATTGCCCACCCAACCAATCAAAGGGTGACGCATTTATTTACAGACAAAGAAGCCAAAGGTTTCTTAGCCAGTCGTAACGGGTCATCGATTGTGGACTTCACTCCCGTCAAGGACTGGTGGGACAGTAGAGTAGAGAGCAAGGCTGAGACTGAGGAAGATGGAACGAGAGACGAACAGGCTACTTGATAGGAAGCACTGCCCGTTATTCAGGCTTAGGCTTCAGCCGCTTATAAACTATTACAAGCTTTTGACGAGCATGATTATAAGCTTTCAGTCCAATAGGATTACTGTTCGTAAATTTGTAACCGACCCTGACACAGAGCGAGGTTCCAGCTTAAACATCGTTCAGGACAAGGACATAGATTCTCTTTGTTTCCGAAACGTCTGCAAGAGATTAGGGTGCCAACACTGCTGGGACAATTTTTCCGATGAGGAGTACTCGGAAGCTGTGAAGGCTGTGCGTAAGGACAACAGGAAGAGGAACAGGGTTACCTCTTATAAAAGATGTAAATCCGTAGAAAAGAAGATGGGTGAAGATGCTAAAGTTAGGTGACCTCGGGTTCGGGTCGCTTAGGAATATACCGATTCCTGACGACGAAGAAGTAAAAGAAAAAGTTTACCGTATCTATAAAGCGTTAGACTTCTTGTACGACGACTTGACGTACAACGTGACAAGGATCTTCGGCAGACACGACCTTCTCTTGGCTGTTGATTTATCCTATCACTCCGTAGTCTCGTTCAGGTTCCAAGGTCAGCTTTTAGACAGGGGCTGGGTAGAGATCATTGTTCCCGGCGACACCCGAACCGGAAAGTCTACCATACTAAAGCGTCTGGTAGAGCACTACGGATGGGGTGAATTGATATCTGGTGAGAACGTTTCTTTCGCTGGAATCGTCGGCGGTATAGACGATGCAAATGACCGGAAGTTTGTTCGTTGGGGGTTGTTCCCTAGAAACGACAGAGGCTTTGTAGCTATAGATGAGTGTCAGGAGATGGACCCGTCTATGATCGTCAAGCTGTCGTCCGTTCGGTCTTCTGGGATTGCTGAGATATACAAGATACGATCCTTGAAGGCGAGGGCGAGGGTTAGGTCAGTGTGGATAGCCAACCCAAGGAACGCGAAATACCTTGCGGAGTTCGCTTACGGAATTGAGTCTGTTCGAGATATTGTTGGTAAACCAGAAGACATCGCTCGATTTGATATATGCGTCACCGCTGCTCTTAACGACGTCCCTGATTCCGTCCTCAACCTATCCCTTAAGGATATAGAGCCGGTAGACCACAGTTGGTCGAGCGACTTAGCGAACATGCACCTCCGCTTCGCTTGGACACGTGAAGCGGATCATATCAGGTTCACTGACGAAGCTGAGACTGCCATCCTCCGCTTCTCTGAGAAGTTAGGCAAAAAATACGACTCAAGCCTCCCTATCGTTATTCGAGCGGAGCAGCGTATAAAGCTGGCAAGGCTGTCTGTTGCCATGGCGGTTAGGGTAATGTCTGTCGAAGATTTAAAGTATGTGGTCGTAAAAGAAGAACACGTGGCCGCCGTTTTTTACTACCTTGATTGGGCGTACAGCAAGGAGTCTTGTGGCTACGACCGGTTCTCAACGACCATGAGGCGGGACGATCTCGATTACGATTTGGTCAAGAAGAAGTTCAAAGACTACGACAGACAGGCGATAAACCTGTTGCTCCACACGAGGGCTGTTACTCAACGTGTGTGCCACATTATGGCGGGTAATAAAGACGTAGGGGAAGCGCTTCAAAGGTGGCTGTTCTTGAACCGTTGCGTTTACCTCGACGGGTCTACTCCCGTTAAGGATAAAAAGTTCTCGGACCTGCTGAGAAGATTAGTAGTCGACCCTGACATAAAAGAGGTGTCAGAAGAAGAAGAGCCGACAAGAAATTCTTCTGGGGTGGACTTAGACATGGAAGCTCAGGGCTGGCAGCCCGAATTGTTTGTTGATTAAATATGAAGAACTTCACTCAGCTTGAAATAGTCCCAACTGGAAAAGAGCCGCTACCTAACTGGTACTGGTTAACTACTCCAGACGAGTTCGACGAGACTATTGAAGAACTAAAGACATTCCCCCCTGATCCTGATTTTGGGGAGTTGATTTTGGCTTTTGACATAGAAACAACAGGACTCAATCCCTTCGAAGACAAGATACTCGCCTTCGCTTTTTGCGATGGTAAGAGGTCCTTCTTTGTCGAGTGGGATAAGTTTGCCGCCAGTGAACATGCCGATTGGATATTCTCTGACGAGGTCAGGTTGGTGATGCACAACGCGAAATTTGACCTTAAGTTCTTAAAAGAGAAAGGGGAGGACATACCGAACAAGTTCCACGACACCATGTTACTTACTTATGTCCTCGACTCTTCCCAGAAAAACTACTCCTTGGACGCCTTATGCAAAGTGGTCCTTAACGAGCCAAATGAGTGGAAGTCAGAGGTCAGCTTCAAGAAAATGACTCCGCCGATGATAAAGCTTTATCCGTATACGTGCGCGGATGTCCACTACACGTACAAGATGTTCAAGGTTCTCTACAAGGCACTGAACAACGCTGATAACAAGCTGGAGTTTATTTACCGGCTTGAGTTGGCCTTGAGCAAGGTCTTGATAGACATGGAGCTTGAGGGGTGCAAGTTAGACTTAGAAGGTCTGCACCGTTTGTCTTCTGAACTGTTCGACAAAGAGATCCGGTTGGAGGAAAAGATACATAACGGTAGGCCCTTCAATATAAATAGCCTAAAGCAGTTGAAGCAAAGGCTCGTCGAAGCAGGGGACCCTGTAACAAAGACTTTGCGGCAAGTGGATTTGGAGGGTATGAAATCTGACTTCGCGCAGGACGTCTTGCAGTACAGGAAGGTACACAAGATGAGAGCTACTTATGTCGAGCCTTTGGCTAACAAGCTTGACGACAGAGGCCATATTCACTGTGACTACAAGCAGCATGGGACAGCCACTGGGAGGATCAGTTGCCAGAACCCGAATCTTCAAAACGTACCGAGGGGAGATACAACGGCGGGGGTTGGCTCAGTGTCTATACGGAGTTTATTCATCAACCCTTACCCACCTGAAACTGAACTCCTTATCATTGATTACAAACAGATTGAAATGCGGTTCTTTGCCCATTACGCCCAAGACGAGAGGGTTATAAAAGCTATAACCAGCGGCGAGGACTTGCACAAGGACACGGCGGCTACTATTTTTGATGCGGCTTACGAAGAGGTTTCAAAAGAGCAGCGTACTTTCGCCAAGACGATTAACTTTGGAATCATCTACGGTATGCGTGAAGGCAAGCTGGCCGACACTCTGGGTATAGGTGTCGATGAAGCCACTGACATGCTTCACAGGTACTACATGAAGTATCCGGCAGTGAAAAGACTACAAGAGTCTTGCACGGACTATGTCAGGAAGAAGAAGTTCATAAAGAACTACTACGGCAGAAGAAGGCTGATGCCGCAGCAGAAATACCACGCCGCTTTGAACACACTTATCCAGTCAACTGCTGCTGACTTCTTTAAGATTAAAATGATAAAGCTGTGGAAGTTCTTGCTGGATTATAAATCACACATTGTCCTTAACGTTCACGACGAGATTGTAATTGTTCACTACAAAGAAGAAGACCTTCAGAAACAAATAATGGACGTCTTGGAAGAGCGGGACGAGTTCAGGGTTCCCATTCTTTGTGATGCTATCGTCAGTCAGAAAAGCTGGGCAGCCAAGTAATGGCGGGTAACAAACCTAGAAAAGACATACAGAAGTTTAGAGAGATTTGGTGGCACGGCCTGTCCATTGATATGCGTAACTTAATACGCCAATCAAAGGAAACGTACGATTGCTGTGAGAGGCGTAAGCCGGGAAAAATGGTTGCTGCTTCTATGGGAAGTTATTATCTTCCTGTGAAACGTTCCGTACAGGATTTATTAAACGCTGCTGCTCGTTTGAAGAGATCGATAGCAGCCGCAGAAAAGAAGGAAAGAGAAATGAGGAAAACAGCAGCGACAGAAGAGGAGAATAAAAGTGCTGAATAAAGATACTTTGTCACTGATCGATGAGCTTGCTGGTAGCCTTGAATTTGAGGAGTACGAAGAGATTAAATTCATAGCTAGGGATATAGCCGGGAAGGTGGATAGGAACAAACCCAAAGACAACCTTCTTTGGATTATGTGCCTTAGACTTTCAGCGCAGATACTGGTAGACGCAGGTAAGCATCATACGTCTGTCCATAAATACCTATCAAAAGATAAATACTTAACATGAGTTACAACGTTTCGATTTATGGGGGCTCTGGATTCGTCGGCCACGCCCTTGCAAAAGCGCTGATAAAAACGTCTACTCATCCGCACTTAGTTCGACCCCACAGGGTCACCCTTATAGATAACTTAGAGGTGGAACCTGTTACGCCGTGGCCTTCAAAGGGCGACTACACCTTTGCACAGGCGGACGTAAGGTCCTCAAAAGGTGAAGCGGGATGGAACAAAGCGTTCGGTCACCTTGCTGAGAACAATCACACCATAGTTTGGCTTCCCGCCGTACAGGGTTACGCGAGGGGTGTCGACGAGTTCGGACTTAGTAACGTCTATCCGACGTTCAACTTATTTGAGGCGATACGCCACTACGGAGCAGAGGGGAGGATCGACCGCATTGTTTTAGCCTCCTCTCAAGCGGTGTACGCGCCGGGAGTTAACCTGACCGAAGCTTCACCTGTGACGCCCATATCTATCTATGGGTCTTCAAAGCTAATTCAAGAAAAGGCGATGTTTGACTTAGCTCGTCTTTACGACATACCGGTGTATGCGATGCGTTACTCCGTTATCCTTGGCGCAGGTCAATCATACGACTCCTTTGAGAGCGGCGTAATGCGTAACTGGGTTAGGTCGTTCAAGGAAGGCAAAGGCCCAGAGGTATATGGTGACGGCTTACAGTTGCGAGACTTTGTACATATTGACGACGTAACGTCTGCTAATGTTAAAGCCATAACCTCTACCAGCAAAGAAAACGACATTTTCAATATCGGAGGGTATTCATGCTCCGTTATTGATTTAGCTTATATTTTTCAAGACGTATCCAGAAGCAGGGAGCCGAGAGTGTTAGGCGAGTGTCCGAGGGCGGATGGGGGAGTTCATAACTTCGTCAGTTCCAGCAGACACGCTTATGATGTTCTTGGGTATGAACCTCAATCAAGTCTCAGTACCCAAGTAGCCGACGCTTTTCAGCACTTCAACCATTACCCAGACTCATCTAAACATATTAAAGTCCAAACCTGATAAACCGCGTATCGGTATCCTCACTTCTCTAAACGACTACTCTTCTTCTTTTTCTGTGGCTGGGGTAGTGAAAGACCAAGCTAGGATGCTAGATGCGCATGGTTACGACTACGACATATTGGTCAACTCAACTTTTAACGAGGCTCGTTTAGAGTGGGCGGCCAAGGAAAACATTAAGACGCGTAACGTCTTAACGTGGCAGCATTATCGTAGATTAGATAAGAAGGACATGGCCTCTCCTGATTTCTACGTACAGTCAGAAGCTATGTTCAGTGGCGACTCAAATGGAATGGGGTACAAGGAAGCGGTTGAACCTTATGACGTCGTAATAACGCACGACCTTATATTTCTGGACACCCACCTTTGTTGCACCGGGGCGATATGGAAATGTATTGGAGAGTACCCTGAAAAGAAGTGGCTGCACTGGATTCATTCGTGCCCCTCTGCGCGTCCAAAGCCTGACGAAATGTGTTTCCCGACAACTCTTCGGTACAAGTGCCCAGAGCGGTCCAAGATAGTATTCCTGAATGAAGCCCAGAAGAAAGAAGTCGCTAAGATGTACGCGACAAAAGTTTCTAATGTGAGAATAGTCAACAACGCAAAAGACGTCAGGGACTTCTTCGAGTTCAGCCCGGAAACCTGTGAATTCATAGAGGCGAAAGACCTTCTTAACCACTCGCTTCTACAGACCTTTTCTTTTTCTACGCCTCGCTGGGAGAGTAAAGGCGTAGACAGGGTTTTGAAGATATTTGGTATTTGGAAGAGCTACGGTTTGAACGTGAAACTTGTATTGGTTAATTGCCACTGCACAAAAGACGAAGACCGTAAAATGATAGAAGACCTAAAGTCTTTTGCCGTAGACACTTGCGGCCTCGAACCCGAAAAGGACTTTGTGTTCACTTCTGAGTATTCAGAGGATTGGCGTTACTCCGTCCCGCACAAGGTTCTTAAGGACCTGACTATCATGTCAAACATGTTTATCTTCCCAAGCCACATGGAGTCCTGCTCCTTGGTCCAAGCCGAAGCAAACATAACGGGCAAGTTCGTAGTTCTGAACAGGGACTTCCCCCCTATGCTCGACTTCAGCTTAGACACGGTTATGAATTTTGAATTTACAAAGTACAACCCAGTAGACCACCCCCACTACTACGAGTTCGTGGCGCGGGAAATCATAGACGGGTATAAGAGGGACCTCACTATCCACAACGCAACGGTCTCTCAAAACACGACGCACAATAGAGACTTCATTTTCAAGAAGCAGTTAGAACCAATTTTTTACGAGGACTTCTAATGAAGAACATACCGCTGTTTAAAGTTTTTATGTCTGACAAGGCCCCTGAAGCAGCCGCTGAAGTTTTGAAGAGTGGGTACATAGGTCAGGGAGAAATAGTTGAGAAGTTTGAGTCGGGCTTAAGAGGCTATCTAAACAGCGACTACGTGTTGAGCCTTAATAGCTGCACCTCTGCTTTGCACTTGGGTATCCACTTATTAAAAGCTAAGAACGACGACAGATCGAACTGGCCGGGCTTAAGGTACGGCGACGAAGTTCTCTGTACCCCTTTGACTTGTACGGCTACCAACTGGCCCGTCCTTGCCAACGGTCTTAGAATCAAATGGGTAGACGTCGACCCGGAAACTCTTGGGATGGACTTAGACGACTTAGCGAGGAAGATAACACCCTCAACCAAGGTTATCCTTCTCGTCCACTGGGGCGGTTACCCTTGCGACCTTGATAGGGTGAGGGAGATCCAATTAGAAGCAGAGAAGCTGCATGGGTTTAAGCCCTCTGTAATTGAGGACTGCGCCCACGCTTTTGGAACTACGTTCAAGAAGTCCCAGTTACCGGAGATGGGGAACATTTGCTGTTACAGTTTCCAAGCCATAAAGCATTTAACATCCGTGGACGGAGGGGCGTTGGTTCTTCCCCACCAAGAGCTATTCAAGCGAGGGAAGCTGTTACGTTGGTACGGCATAGACCGGGATACGAACACAAAAGATTTCAGGTGTGAAGACGATATTCCAGAGTGGGGATTCAAGTTCCACATGAACGACGTATGCGCTGCTGTGGGCCTTGAGAACTTAAAAGAGATAGAGCCGGTTTTGAAAAAGCATATCGACAACGCTGCTTTTTATAACGAAGCTTTAGCAGGTACTTCCGGCGTAACGTTGTTGCAGTCTGAGCTTGATCGCCAAGCTGCGTATTGGCAATACACGATGTTCGTAGACAGGCGTGACGACTTTATGCGGAAGATGGCGGAACACGGCATAGCGGTAAGCCGGGTGCACGAAAGAAATGATAAGCACCTTTGCGTAAGAGAATTTAAAACCCAACTCCCATCGTTAGAGCGTGTGGTTAAAGATATGATATGTATTCCAGTTGGTTGGTGGGTAACCGAAGAGGACAGGGAATATATTGTCGGCTGCATAAAAGAAGGATGGTGAGTTGCCTAAAGTTGCTTATATATGCGCTTGCTACTACGGCCCGAGACGCCGACCTTTATGGGACAATGAATTACCCGAGCCGTGGGAGTCGGAGGATTTAAACGACTCTCTCATTGACCTTAAAAAGCAGATCAAAACGGTTAGCGAATTCTCTGAGTCTATCAGCACGGTTATTTTTGTATGCAACTTAAGGAGCAGGTCCGTCAGGGATAGGAAAGTGCATAAAAAAGCTGAAGAACTTGTTCGGCGTAAAAATGAAGAAGACGCAGACAGGGAGTGGAAGATAGTGAAGAGGGTTAACGACGCAACCCTGTCCTATGGTTCGTGGGAGCACGGCCTTCAAAAGCTATGCCCAGAAGACACAGCTTACGCATTTGTCACCGAAGACGACTTCATTCCCGGCTTTAAGGGGTTTGATACGGAAGTGATCGAGAGATACTTCACCTCAAAACTGAATAGAAAGAAGGCTGTCTTCTGCGCCTCTCTTTGGGTGGACGGGAAGACCGAATATGAATTTATCGCGAACACCGAACCCCATGCGGCTGTGTCTACAGGCGTTTTTAATATGCGCTTGTTTAGAAAGGTAGGCTCTCTTCGAATCAAGTACAGGGGACAACCGGCCCTACGCAAAGGAGACGACGTGGTCAAAGGCCGGTACAGGGGCGCTGGTGTTCTACAAATGAGATTTCTAAACCACTTCATTAACCGCTGGGATATGCAGGTTATCGACGCTAGCGCAGATTACTCTTGTCCTTTTATCGTCTGGGTAAAAGAAGATGAGAAGTTATATAAAAAGTATCTTGGTAAGAAGGGCGGTAAGCCCATATTCATTCCAACTGATTGGGGAAAGATAAATGAATCGTGACACGATGACAGCGGGACAACTACTTCTTGTGGACTCCGTAACGGAGTTAGAAGAGAACAACGTTATGTACGCGGACGGGTTTGAAGAAGCTTTCATAGGGATAGTTAATCGGTGTAACCAGCCTTCAATCGCCGCTTACGATACCGATAAATGTATTTCTATACTTATGAGGCAGGGTATGTCCCACGAAGAAGCTTTAGAGTACTTCGATTTCAACGTCATAGGGGCCTACGTAGGGGAGTACACGCCCTGCTTTATCCAGTTCGCTGACGGCGTTGTCCCTTATGAGTTTACGGAAGAAGAGTTAACTTAAAAATACGCATCTCCTTTTACAGAAGGAGGTTAGAATGTCCATAGGGGTAATTACCGCTATGGCTAAGGGTGACGACAAATTAAGGATACAAGACGCAGAGTTCGCCCTTTTAATCGGCGGGCCCTATGACGGCTTGAAGCTATCCAGATACGCCAAGAAGTCCAGCTTGGTAAAGGACTCCCAGATAGGGCTACCTACCCCGCAATACCTCGATTACTTTGATTCTAACGCTACGGCTGACTCAGATTTAGGCGTCGACTACGAGATTAAGTTTGACGCGAAATGTTATAATGTAGAAGAGAAGGGTAAAAAGTATTACTATTTCTCAGGTGACGAAGTTATCGCAGTTTACAAAGCTACGGGAGTGAAGCGTAAGTACTGTGATGTTTTTGAAAAAATACCCGATTCCTTAGTACCTCTTAGTAAAGTTCTTAACGTCAATATATTTAAATTTGATTACTACACCACATTTGACGACATAGATTCTTAATGGCTGATGAAAAAGACGAGATAGAGTATCCCGACGATATAGGGTTTACCGAGGAAGAACTTAGCTCCATCGTTGGCGGGCTTTTGTCTGATATAGAGGATTTTGAAATCTCTACGGAGGTATCTTCTATCGGGGTGGAGCAGGACCAGCTTCCAGATATACACGAGGACGACCTTCTTGTTTCTCGCGGAGATACGTGGCGGTTAGGGCGGCATAAACTGGTCTGTGGGGACTGTACGGAAGTTGAATACTTGGTAAAGCTTCTGGACGAAGTGGCCCCAGATATTTTATGGACCGTACCGCCAGCAGGGGACCTTGAAAGCGTGGAGATAGGGACAACCGGTGTGCGGATTGCAGCCGAGTATCTGAAGAAAGGGGCCAGCGTTTTTATCAGGTACAAGCCGACAGCCTTAGATGAGTTAGCTGAGATGTGGGTACAGCCTTTAAGGCTGAGTTCTGAAATAATTTGGGTATCGGACGGATCGGTAGATGAGGACAAATATTTCCGCCGTAACCATGAGTCTATATGGTACGGGTGGAAGTTCGGAGGTCTCAGGAAGTGGTTAACCGGAGGCTCCGCAGCTACAGTTTATAACTACTCCATGCCCAACGCCTCCGAACTTTTCAACGAAATGACCCCAGTTGAATTGATAGGGAGAGTCCTCAGCCACGTGATTGAACCGGGCGATATTTTATACAACCCGTTTGCGGGATTTGGTTCAGCCCTTATGGCTTGTGAGCAGCTTGGTGGCAGTTGTTACGCCATGGAGAACAGCCCCAAGAAGTGTGACTTTATAATTAGACGTTGGCAGCAATTTACCAGCGACAAGGCGTATCAGGAGAAAGCCGTATGAGTGAAGAAGAAGTTGTCGAAGTTGAAGAAGAAGAAGTTGAAGAAGAAGAAGTTGTCGAAGTCAAAGAAGTTGAAGAAACCTCAGAAGGGAAGGCAAGGGCTGTCCCAGCGGTTGATGGCTTAGAAGAGATCATAGAGAAAAAGAAAGACTTCGACCGGAACGGTTCGGTTTCATTCCGTAACCGGATCAAAGAGCTTCGGCAAGTTCCCGCAAAAGAGCTTCTCAGTAACCCTAAGAACTGGCGGATGCATGACGACGTACAAACTACCGCCCTTAGAAGGATTATGGACAAGGTTGGATTCGTCGATGCCCTACTTGCCAGAGAGCAAGAGGACGGGTCTTTAATATTAGTCGACGGCCACTTACGTAAAGACCTTCTTCCCGACGAAGAGTTGCCCGTTCTGGTCCTCGACATAACGGAGAAAGAGGCGGACATAATCCTCGCCACTCACGATGGGGTGACGGAGTTAGCAACGACTGACGACGCAAAACTGCAAGAGTTAATATCTTCTCTGGATAACGAGACAAGGTTTGACACTGCCATCATCTACTCCGACGAGTTCCCAGATTGGTACGACGATATGCTGACTGACGAGCAGGTCGCTAGCCTTGGTCTTGGTATATACGAAGACGAGACTCCGAGCGTAGACCTTCTTCCTGAAGAACTCGACGGCAGGATTCAGTCAGAGGAAGACATAGCAAAAGAAGAAGAGGCTCTGGAGCATATATGGGAGAAGATATTTTATACAGACCTCCCGTACGGCATACCCGAGATGGACATAGACCAGTGTCCGACCATCCCAGAGACGGAAAACCATATCGCCACCTTCATGGGGTACAACTCTGACACGGATTACTTATCAGATCCGGACAGGTGGTGGTTCCTTCTCTACGGCAGGGAATCTAAGTCTAAACAAACGCTCCTACCCCTCGACCGGACTATCCTTGCATTTTATGTAGACGACTGGCGCTTCGAGGGTATGTGGACCAACCCGGTACCTTCATTGGCCCGGTTGAAAACCTTCGGGCTTAAATACGCGGTCACCCCTAATTTCTCTTTGTACGGTGACTTCCCAATGGCGGTTCAACTATTCAATGTGTACCGCAGTAGGTGGGTGGGTTGCGCGATGCAGGAGGCGGGTATACAGGTTATCCCTGACATCCAGTGGTCGAACGAAGCATCCTTTGAGTACTGCTTTTTAGGCATACCCCACAAGGTCCCTTGTGTTTCCATCCAGTTCCAGACACGAGGTTCCGAAGAAGAGTTGGAGCTTAGGGAAAAAGGGTTGGATAAAATGATGGGGGAAATCAACCCTCAATCCCTTATCCTTTATGGTGGTAAAGAAGAAGAGGTGCCCGTTTTGCAAGACCGGTTGGGTATTCCTATTAAGTATGTCGAGAGTCGATGGGACCGGCTAGATTTCGACCATATTAAAGAATAAAAAGGAGTTTAGATATGGGTGGAGGAGGCGGAAAATTAGGTGGCGGCAAAAAGGGAAGAAAAGGTGAACTCAATGAAACGACTGCTGGAGGCAAGGGAGCGTTAAAGAGTTACAAGTCGGGCATCAAGGGCCATCTGGACAACATGGCCGCGCAAGGAATGTTTCAGAAAAGCGGGACCGGCTCAAGGGCGAACGTCAAACGTAACCTTGAACGCCGCGTGGTTAAGCTTCTGTCGATGCAGGGCAAAGAAGCTAAAAACATGCACGGTGACTTCCGTGGGCTGCTGAAGAACAAGAAAAACGACGCGGGTAGGCAAGCAATCGTCACCAAGTTGGTGAATGATTACATGGTTTCGAATACTACTACGGTAAAGAGTGGTCCCAGAAAGGGAAAGGTCGGATGGAAAAGGGGTACGCGGGGAGGGGTACAAAACCAGATACTCGCGCACAACGTGCACGGTTACTCTGGGACCTCCTTTAACAGAAGCTTCAGGCTTGATAGTAAGAAGGCCAGATCTCGGGCGCGTAATTACATATACAAGTAAAACATGGCTAAGAAGCAATCTTCCATAACGGCGCGTCCCAAGAAACCTAATGTGAAGGAAGAGTGGAAGCACCCTACAAAGCAGCGCCGTCGCTTACGGGCAGGGATGTTCCCCAAAGCTGTGAAGAACCTCCCCAAGCGGCTCAGGGACAAGAAGGGGACCGACGACTCCTAAAGGGTTGTTCGTTTTATATTTTTAATATAGAATTCAAGTATGTCCCAGCTAAAATGTCATGGAGCTATAGAAGAGATACAAGATTACATAGCTGACAATTCTGGCTTAGGTTACTCAGTCGGAACCAACTTTGTAATCGGTGATATAATGGATATGGCTACGTTGGCGGCAACTAAAGCCATAGATCTTTCTATGTATGACGAGGGGGCCAAGATGGAACCCTCCGGTCGGAGATGGCACATGCACCGTAACATTAGGTTTGTTTTCAAAGGGACCTTTGGACAAGGGGCTGTGAACAGCGGTTGGAAATTCGTTGATTGGGTAGGAAACCAAAGAGTTTTTGACACAACAAGTTACCGTGTATTGTGGGAGGGATTTCCAAAACTTCCCAGTGTGATAGGGGCCACTAGAGCGGGCACTTACTTAGCGGATACCGTGGTAAGCTTTCGGCTCTTAACAAAAACTGGATAGCGCTGGAATAAAGGAGATACATAATGGCGCAAGAAGCACTTAATAGTTCCAATAATATCAATATTGCGAACACAATTTCGTTATGGTTTAACAAGGACTGGGCGGTTGATACTCAAACTGTTGGGTCACCGGGCAGCAACGCGTGGGTAGAGTTTGGCGACCTATTCATTGACGGCGTCTCGATCAACCCTGACTTTGCAGAGCACCGTTCCTATAGGAACGGTCGTAACTCGCTCCGTAAAAGGCTGCTGGTTGTTCAGAACTGTGCAGTATCTGCTACTCTTAATGAGCCGAACATTACGAACCTTCATAGGGTTCTTTATGGCGGTACCATTAACGAGTCGGACACTGTGACTGTTTACGAAGGTCGGCACCTTGAGTTGAAGGGTACGGAAGACGAAGATCAGTACTTCGATCTGAGGACCGACGCTGGTGAACGTGACCTTGACGGACAGGGTGACGATTACCAAGTCACAGGCATATATGCTGCCAGTGATGCTACGGAGTCGACTAACCTGCTTTCGAGGAACGTCGATGTGAACACTGACGGTAAGGCCCACATTGCGGGCTCTGCTGAAACCGATGTTGCCTTGGCTGTCGGTACTACTTTCTACGTGAAGTATCAGTACACAAAGTCGGGACTCAAGTCGACCGAGATCTACGGTGCGAATGAGTCTACTATCGAGGGAGAAGCTAAGCTTCAAGCTCGTAACGTTAAGGGTGGTACGGTGCAGATTTGGGAGTTCGCTTCTGCTCAGTTGTCGCCTAACGGAGACCTTGGTTACCCGCTCGACGGAATCCAGCAGGTACCCATTCTCCTGACTCTGCAGGAAAGATCCGGAACATGGGGCAAGATTTACACTGCCTAATAGCTACGGAATTTGATACAGTGGGGCGGCCTATACGGTCGCCCCTTTTTATTTTTATTTTTTGAAAGGACTTCGATGCCTTCTCTTATACGACACCAAAATTACGTTATGCAGGGTACGGATACTTCTCTGCGCCTGAAGAAGTGGAGCGTCTTAAAGTACGTAACCCTTACAAAAGAGATAGCCGAGATAGTCAAGGAATTCGGACAAAGCTGGAGCGCGGAAGACGTGTCCGACGTTCAGAAGATGGCCGGTCTCGTTATGACCCTTGGCGATGCCGCGCAGGTGCGGATAACTAGGATCATAAGGGAAAGCGTAGATGACCCTGCCGACCTCACCGAAGAACAGATACTCGAATGGGACCCGGAAGACTTCCTTGGGGTCCTAAGCAAAATATTTGAGATGAACATCTCGGACTCATTAGTAAAAAACCTGAAGACTCTGCGGACGACATTCACGAACAAGTTCGGGGCGACGGCTCCGAGTCCGAAGCAGAGCAGCAAGTCCAAGAAGTAGAAGCGCAGCTTTTTGACGGCGTTTCATTCCTAGTTAGTCAAGGCTACGCTTTTCACGACATATTGGATTATGACGATGGCATGTCGAAAGAGGAGCTTAGCCAGTTCGTAATTAAAGCGACCCGGCAGCAGGTTATTCAGAACCGAAACGACGTTGAGAACATGACCGTCTCTTTAGCTTCCTTGTTTAAATCAGACGTCTTAGAGCAGTACATGGATGAGACTCAAAAGGTCCTTGACCAAATGGATTCTCCTGAAGTGTTCTCGGGCCCCACAAGGAAGCAAAACAAGGTTGACCTGTCTGAGAAGCAACGGGAAAGACGGGTCCAAGAATCCATGCAAAAGCTCATGCCGTTGACGCAGGTAATGCAGGGTACTTGGAAAGCGCCGGAGTAGCCGTTTTACATTTATTTCTTATGTCGGTAACGCTAAGATACCTAAAGAGTTTCATACTACGGAGTTAAGAGTGCGAGGCAAAGATGTCAACTACTAGGGTAAAGTACGGAGCGGCGACCACTATATATTTCTACTTAAGGAATATGTCCAGCTACAACGCTCCGGCGTCCGGAAGATCTCCGTATTGCTACCTCGCGAAAGATAACAACCCATCGGCCATCACCACATATACCCCTACCGAGGTTGACCCTTCGTATATGCCGGGAGTATATAGGGTGGACCTCTCGACCGCTGAAACTTCTGCTTACGTCATGGTCGCTAATCTGTATGACAGTTCGTACACGCAGTATACAAGTGAACCTGTCTTTATGTACACCGACGGGACCTTGTTGGCTGGCTCTTCAGCCTCCTTCGGGACGGTAAACGCGAATGTCGCCCAGATATCCAACGACACCACAGCCGCCAACAATATGGAAAAATATTTTGACGGTACCGGATACGGTATTCAACCGTCGGGCGCAGCAACCGAAGCTTCAGTTGACGCGGTTAAGATTTCTGGTAGCTCAACGGCAGCAGACAACATGGAACTCGCTTACAACGGTACCGGGTATGTAGGAGGGACCACGCTGCAGCAGGTCGATGTATCCAAAGTTTCTGGGGACTCCGCAGCCGCAGATAATCTAGAACTTGCGTACGACGGCACCGGGTATATAGGCGGATCAACGTTGCAGAATGTCAACGTAACGCAGATAGGCGGTAACTCCACGGCTGCCACCGCCCACAGCTTAGCTGCTCAAAGTATGGTAGAGGGCGAGGTCAACGGCACAGGAACCATTACAGGGTTTGTCTCAGACACTGGGGCGCTTTCTTCGATAGATAACTTTTACGTTGGACGCCTCATCATCTGGACGTCAGGGTCTCTCCAAAATTCCGTAGCTTCGGTATCTGACTACACAGGGGCTACAAAGACGTTCGTGACCTCGGTTATGCCAGCCGCTCCCGCTAATAACGATGACTTCATACTGGTGTGAGAGGTAGACCGTGTCGTTCCACTCAGGCATAGAAATAACAGAACTAGACCCGATAGAATTTACTCCGGGTTCTTTTCAAAGGGTGTTCATCACCTTAACAACCACCACAACAACCACAACCACAACCACAACCACAACCACAACAACCTCTTCAACAATAGACCCTGACAGCGGAGGCTCCAGCCCTTGGGCGGCGGAGTACGGTGCTCAGGCGGCTCACATTCTCCACACAAAGTTTTGGCCGCAGTTTAACGACGAAGCTTTGATATCCCATGCCGATGACCGGGTGCGGGAGCAGGGGACGCCTACGGAGCCTATATCCGCGACCCAATCTTCCCACAAGCTCAGCCCCCACGAAAGAACCGGATTCCCTTTAGGAGAAGCCATAGAGAGCTACCAAGGGTTCGAGTCTGTAGAGGTGTGGATTCAGGCCATAGAGTTAGGGATTCCCGAAAGCGCCACTCCTCCGTATGGGGATGTTACCGTTACCCCGAAAACGCCTACAACGGATGATATGACTTTAGGGACATGGCAGATCCTTTACACGGAGAGGAAAATTGAGCTACAGAAGATTGTTGAGTGGGAGACCAAGGGTAGTTCTTCTTGGGTGTTAGCGTTCATATTCAGGAGCAAACTTGGTGGTACCGTAGATGTCGCGAATAACATAGTATATCAATACGTCCACATTGCTTGGCACGACAGCTAGGGAAGTTAAAAGTCATGTCGGATAGTCCGAATTTACGGATCAGGCGGGTAGGTAAGAAAACAGCTATCCGTCCAAAAGGGCCAAACCTCAAAATAAGGGTTCTGGGTAAAGCCTTATCCATAAGGAAAGTATCGGAGAAGTAATGCCAGAAGAACTTAAGGACATCATAAGGGTAGCCGTCGGTACAGTCAGTAAGCCCAAATTTGAAATATACGACACGTACGGTTCGACCTTGGAACTGATTGAACCCGAAACACGTTGGAAGTTAGTTAACGCGACAACCGGAACCATTGTTATAGATGACGCCAACGGGACGGATGGGCTCGTAGAAGTGAACAACTCCGACACAGACGCAGCCGGGAACACTATTAGAACGGTACAAATTCTTTTGGATTTAAAAAACACAGACATTAGCGCTGGCCGCTACTGGCTTGTTTTGGATGTCGCTATGTTTACCTCGATAGCTAGTGTCGGTGGGTCGTTGATTAATCACGAAGATAAATTTAAAATGCAGGTAGACGTTGTGGACTACGATTCGGTGGGGACCACGGTAGTTAGTTAAAAGGGGGTAGAATGGGTCGTTACTTAGAAGCTGAATATATGAAATCTATGGCCATGGTTGACTTGATTAAGACCATGGACAGCGAAGTACTAGAAGACTTGTTCATTTACCCGGCGGAGAAGATGCTTGAGGAAGCCTTCGCCTTGAACCTGAACACCGAGGGTTTTCCTTATCATTGGGATGGGCATTTCAAAAGCAGGGCGGATAAGAAGACTGAGTTTTTAAAAGACTATAAATTAGCCACGGCTTACTTAGTTAACCGCTTGGCTCTTAACCCACACGGGTACCAGAATCAGTCTATCGGGTCAGCTTCAGCTACGTATTCTCGATGGATACCGAGGGAGTGCGAAATACTCCTTAGAAAATGGGGCCAGCCACGCGTCGTTACAAGGGACGGCGGCCCTGTAAGAACCATATCTACTCCTTATACCGGTAACCTCAATAAGGGCTTCTCCTGAATTTAACGTGCCTGTCCGGGTATCAGATAAAGAAATAAAAAAGCTGTCACGCCGCAACCGAAGGGTGGTACACAGCTTGAAAAACGACTTCATTAAGCGGATCAATTTTAATGATCCGGGCAGCCGGATATTCTCTGCGCCAGAAAAAGCGCTGAGTATTTTAGAAAACCGGAATAAGGTTTGGGCTGAACGTAATATTAAAAAGACATACCAAGCCGCTGTTCGGAGCGTGGAAAAACGTTTAAATGGTCTTGGTAAGCTCAGTAAAAATGGAGACGGGTTTAAAGGTCACGACGAGGCCGTCGAGGTTTTGATAAACGATGCCGACGTAGGGTTTATGTCTGGGGTTTTAAGATCTACCAACGAACTCAAAAACAGGGTCGAGCTAATCAAAAATCAGGTTGGTTCTATATCTGGTCAGAAGGACACAATAAGCTCCTCTATATCCAAGCTTGGTTTGTTCACCCCTGAAAACATAGACCTGCTAAAGAGTTCTGTGGTTGAGGACCTTAACAGCGTGAGCAGCGTTTCTGAAAAAGCATTTACGTATGAAGACCCCTTGAGTTTGATTTACAACATATCCCACATAGGGGACGTTACTTTTTCAAACGGTAGGGGCGGGAAGCGGCACGTCCGTTTAGATAAGCACGTCGAGAGCTTGGGACGTATAAAGGCGGCCCAAGCCATAACCTCAGCTACTAGAAACACGCTCCTTGGGCACGGCCACGATTTGGTACAGGTAAAATCTTTTAAGCCGAAGAAGGGGAGTTTTTGCGATATGTATAATCGTAAAGTATTCGCTCTGACTGAAGAGGCTTCTAAAAGATGGGGTGTACCGCATGTGTCCATGCTCCCCAACAGGGGGGCCCCATTCCACCCGAACTGCTCCCACACGGAAGCGCCTTACTTCCCAGACAGGGTGAGTAAAAAGGTAAACAAGAAGAATATGTTCCCTGTGCCCGACTGGGCTTTAGGTCAATCCGTTAGAGATATTCGATCCGCGTACACTGTGAAAAATAAGTCAAGCCGTGCTAAAATCAAAAAGAGGCAAAGTAATGCTAGACTTCTTAAACGGTAAAAACGCACATATATCAATGGTCACACGTGGCGGTTCGATAGACCGTTACGGCGTAAGTGCTATGGAAACGGTTTTCTCCCAAGTACCTGTACGACTGGAGAAGTCGACGGGTTTCAAAAGGGGGGTGAACGGAGATACCATTGATATATCAGGGACCTTGTATCTGGACCCAAGCGTAGAACTTAAACCTAAAGACATCATTACCGTAGACAACTCAGCGCAAGATCAATACACAATATTTGATGTCTCAGAGCATTTGGACATCCAAGGAAAAATCGTTTACCGGTCATACAGCCTTCAATTAAAAACTAAGATCTGATGAAGGCTATAATACTGTGTGCCGGTTTCGGCTCTCGCTTAGGGGAGCTTGGTAAGAAAAATTCAAAGGCCCTTTTTAATATAGCGGGACAGCCGTTAATAAACTGGATCGTCGGACCTCTTATTAATTTAGACTTCGTTGAAGAGGTAATCGTACTTCACAACCAACTTTTTAAATATAACTTCGAACATTGGCTTGAGGGGCTGGAAGACAAAAGGAAGATATCCCTAATCAATAACGGCGTCTCTCGGAACGAGGATAGGATAGGCGCGATTGGCGACGTAGAAAGAGTTCTGCGTTTAAAATCTATTTATTCTCCGGTCGTTTTGTTTCCCGGTGACACGGTGTTTACTTTCGACGTTAAAAAATTCTTTTATGAAATAAAAAGAAACCCTGAGAACGGTTGGCTTTCTTTGCGGACGGAAACCAGTGAATCTAAAAGACGCAAGTGCGGCGTAGTGGGTATTGGAGAATCTGGAAAGATTACGTCTTTCGAAGAAAAACCCAAAGTCTCAACGGAGGAACTAGTATATAAAGGACCCTGTTATTTACCTCCTACGATTACAAAAATTTTAACTACTTACTGCAGCAGCCTGTCCTCGGCTGGGGACTTACCCGACAACATAGGTTCCTTCTTAGAGTGGGCCACTGCGAAATTTATTTTTAAAGGGTGCATCATGCGTAGCGGCGAGTGCATCGACGTTGGTTCTTTAAGTGACTACCGCGTGGCGTCCGGAAGGATTAAGCGTAGCTTAGGAGAAGAGCATGGCGAAGGTTATATGCTTTGATATTGATGGCGTCCTTACGTTAGAGGCCGACACGGACCACCAAGACCTTGCCGGGACCTACGCGACTAGGAACGTTAATCCGGAAGCTAAGCGGGTGATAAATCAAGCTGTTGATTCTGGTTGGACCGTAACTTTGTATACAGGCAGAAAGGAAGGGGTCAGAAAGCTGACTGAGAATTGGCTGTTTGCAAACGGTATCGAGTACCACTTTTTGTTTATGGACAAGCCGTATTTTACATACTTTGTGGATGACAGGTGTCGATCCTTAGAAGAGATAGATAACATAGTCAACGATGGGAAAGCCGCTAAATGAAAGCTACGAGGGGAACTGCATCCAAAAGATAGCAGATTCTCATGTAGGAGAAGACATCTTCGTTATAGGGACCGGTACTAGCTTAACGGGTTTCCCTTGGAAGAAGATGAACGACAAGGTAACGATTGGGTTGAATGACGCCGTAAAAGTAGACGGCTTTATCCCTACTTATCACATGTTCTCCGACGTGAACATTTGGAAGAGGTACAGCCACATGGTGTGGAAGCCTCCTTGTAAAATGGTATGTCAGAGACACGCGAGGAGAATGTTTATAGATAGTCGAAGCTGCCAATACAAACCGTATGTATGGCAATTCGATATTAGTTGTAAACCCGAATTTGATAAAGCGGATCAGAGGCTTCATGTACGCAGAACGGTCGCTACAGGCGGGATCAACTTTGCTTACAAGTTGGGTGCGAAAAGGATCTTTTTACTCGGTGTCGATGGGTACTGTTTGAAGAAACAATATTATCACGACGGTTCAGTTAAGCCTCCTGAGAGGAGAAAGACTAAGGTAGAGAAAGCCAAGGGCTCCGGTTCGGATCTTTTCGTTCAAGACCGGCATGAATCTTGGCGGCACGATATGGGCCAGTTGGAAGCCGCTCTTAAAGAAGAAGACTTATATCAAGGACCTTGGCCAGAGAGTGGGGTGTACAACTTAAGCCCGCTCTCTACCATTTTAAATTTTGAAAAAGTAGACCCAGAAGAGGTATTAGGATTCTCATGGTAAAAGGAAAATACAGGTCAGGCAGAAACTTTTTCACAGGGATCACAGAGTTCAAAGGTAAGTTAAAAGGGAAGAAAGCAGTTATCTGCTGCTCAGGAACGTCGTTGCGGGATTACGACGATTCCACCATACCCGAGGATTGGGTGCGGATAGCAGTCAACGAGGGTATCCGAAAGCTGACCGACACGGCTGACTTTTGGGTCCTAAGTGACAGAGCTATTGTTTATGAGTACGCGGATAAGTGTAAGGACCATACGTCCGTATTAGCCATGCACCAATCCGGTAACTACATTTACGACCGCTGCAAAGTTCCTGACATATACACCATGAACTCGATGCCGCTACCTGCGAAGGAATACAATAACGGTTATGAATTCTTTTCGAGGGGTACCGTTATGATTGGGGCAGTTGAGATGGCGCGGTACATGGGGATAGAGGAGTTTTACGTTTTTGGTCTGGACTGTTACAGAACTAAAAATGAGTACTACTATGACGGCAGGACTCCGGAACACACTTCAGAGAAGAACCCAATCCTCGCCGGGTCCCGTAAAGGTTGGGAATATGATGAAGAGGGTCGGTTAGTAACGCATCGTTTAGGGAAGATGATTGAGGTTTTGGAAGAGGTTGAAAAGAGCGGCCTATGGGAAGGCATAAAAATCCATTGCGTCAACTCCCCTAAGTCCAAACAGAAGTCTATTCCCCACATGACTTTAGAGGGGCTAAAGGAGATAATAACACCGAAGAAAGAACACCCAACGTTAGTAGAACGCGGTCTTAGTGATTTAAAGGAGTTGGAGGAAAGCAATGGGTGACAGGCCCTTACAATCAAGAACCACAGTCAATGAACCCGTTAAGTTTCGTCCGCTAAAGTCGAAAAGGTTTTGCTGTGCTAAATGTTTGGATTTCGTTATCGAACACACCCCGGTCATAAACGCTAACATGCTGAAGACTTATGTAGCGTTGAACGGTATTCCGCAGGTAAAGCTTGAGTGCGGGCGCGGGTGTTCCAATTCACCGCACTGGTCCTTCTACGACATCAACGACCCAAGGACACGCGCTCGTTATTGATTTATGGAAGACATAATCAATTACGAAGAGTTCATGGCTTGTCTTGAAGACTTGTACCAGAATACTGATTACGGCATCCATCCGACGCCAGCGACAGGCCACGCATGTAATCTAAGACCTTTGTTAGAGAAACAAATGTCTGACTATTCGGAGATTACCATGCTCGATGTCGGGTGTGGTCACGGTGACCTTATGGAATTTTACAAATTCTCCGGGTGGACCGTGGCTGGTACAGAGATAGTTAACTTCCTGTTGGCGGGTGAGCTTCTGTCGTTTGAAGAGGTGTACCCGTACTCCATAAGCGACCTTAAACTTATTAGCGACAACCTGTATGATTTCGTTTTCTTTATAAATGTCCTCGACCACGTATGGAACCCAGAGGACATAGTTACTGGTATAGAGGAAGGACGGCGGATAGCTAAGTACGGTATAGTTGTTGTGTGTGACGGTGAAGAAAATTTTCAGACCGTAGACATACCGAAATGGCAGTGGAAGTCGATGTTTACCGACTTCAAAGAGGTAGACTTTTACGACCACGAATCTGGTTTCCTACGCGTCTTAGCTTTCAACGACTGGTAATGTTTATACTCCACGTTAACGGCCACAGCCACACACGCGGTACGCCGGGACGTATTGCTACGTTCTGGGGGAGGTACACTGAGCACACAGGTGCCTACTTAAATGTACGCCGTGCTTCGCCCCCTAAATCCTCCTTTAACCGCGACCCCTATGAGTGCGGAGATTGCGCCTTCTTGAACCCATACGGAGTGACCTTTGGGAGCAGGGACATGGGGAAGTTAAACAGGCTGGTTAAGAAAGCTGATGTAATACACTGCCACGACGACGCTTACCCGAACTTCGTGGACTCTTTGGTCCACTCGAAAAAAGCCCTCTGCTACCACGCGCATATAGGAAATGTTAAGGAAAGATTTTTCGACACAGGACGATTCCCTTTTCTACCCCGCGTAGGACACGCCATGATAACCAATGGGTACGGTAGGCATTGCGACAAGCGTTGGGGAAGGCTCCCTGACATTATTGATCTACACCATCCCTTGTACACCCCCCAGTACGAAGTAAGGCCGAACAAATGTAGAGTAGTGTTCACTTACTCAAATAAGTTTGAACCGAACGCTAAGATAAACGCCAAGTGCCCCAAGTCAACCATGGACAGGATCAAGGGGATAGAAGGGGTGGACTTCAGATTCTTAACTAAGGTTTCATTCGAGCAGAGCATGGCAGAGAAGATCCAAGCCCACATTGTATTGGACGAAATCTTCTCCCCTTACACCCACCTAAGCTCTTTAGAAGGGGCGGCTGTTGGGGCATGTGTTTTAGTTAACTACGATGACATTACGGTGAGAGAGCTTTGTGATTCAGTCGGCGCTCCGATAGAAAGTTATCCTTTTGTAAAAGTAACCCCTGACACAGTGAGGTCTACAATTGAGTACTTCAGAGACAACCCCAGAGAACGAGAAGAACGAGGACGGGTCGGGAGAGAGTGGATGCTCCAATATTATGAACCCACAAGACTTCTTGAGCGGTATCTTGAGTTCTATGCCGGGAAGTGCCGAGGGTAAGGCAGAGATGCCGTTTAAAGGGTTCAAGCCCTCCGACTTTAATAAAGAAGGGGTAGGGTTTTCTCCGGCGGACATGATGTCTTTGTACGACCCTACCAAGGAATCCCCAGACGAATCCACTTTAATAACGCAGCTACGGAAGATGCATAAGCACATAGGAGGAATAATTAAGCAATATGAAGACGGGAAAAATAGCGGCGGTGATACTGGCGAGGGGCGGCAGCAAGGGGATTCCGAATAAGAATCTTCAACGGGTTGAGGGGGAGAGCTTAATCTTCAGGATCACCAAAGAGTGCGTAAGTAGTTGCGTAGACAGTACTTTTGTATACAGCGACTCTGAGGAAATTCTTTCAGAGGCCGCCGAGGCCGGAGGCTCCGCTGTTGAACGCCCAGAAAGAGTTTCTGGGGATAAGATATCGAGCGAGGATTCCATAATACATTTCCTCCAAGAAAACGATCCGGCGGGAGAATTCGCCGCGATTGCCATGGTGCAGTGCACGACTCCGTTTTTAAAAGCCGGGCACATAAATAAAGTGGTACGGAAGTTTCGATCAGAAAGCTTTGACAGCGTTATAACAGTAACGGAAATGCCTCGGTATCTGGGGTACCGCAGTGGGTCAAAAGAAAAGGAGTTCATACCGCTTTACCCGTACAGGGCGTTGCGCCAACACATGAATTCCTCTATATTTATAGAAAATGGCGGAGTATACTTAACCAAACGAAAGTTGTGGGAAAGTGGCCGTCGATTAGGGCCCAACGTAGGCGTTATTAATATGAATTGGTGGGAGTCCATTGAAATCGACGAGCCTGAAGACTTGGAAGCCGCCCGTAAATTAGCCCCCCTCTTTTTGACGGATGAAAACTAAAGATGGCTTCAGAAACAGGCGTTACAGGCCTTACTCACGGGACGAAAGAACAACACCTAGAGATATATCACGAATTAGATACAAAACACCCGGACTACTTACAGTGGGCACCTGAGTGGGACTTGTATCGAGATATTCTGGGCGACGTCGACGTTGAGAAAGAAAAGTACTTACCTAGAGGGCGACAGGAGAACCAAAGCCTGTACGACTTCAGGGTGAAGCTCTCCCAGTTCATCCCAGAGTCAAACCTCGCAGTAAATAAAATCATATCTTCTCTTTATAAAGACAAACCAAAGAGAGATATCCCAAATCCAGAACTTGACTCTTTCTTAGAAAACGCTGACTTGGAAGGGACTACCTTTAACGCGTTTATGGAGCAGGTGGCGTATCAACTTCTTGGCTACGGGACGATAAGGCTCCTTATCAATGTGAAGTCGCCTGAAGTGGCTGAAGGCCAAGTTATGACTAGGGCCGATGAGATAGAGCAGGAGTCCCAGCCTTTCCTCGTTCTTTATAACCCCATGTCAGTTATAGATTGGTCGACCGATCAATACGGTCACATGGACATGGTCAGGATAAAAGAAGAGAGAACTGTCCACCTTGGGCTAGGGCACGGAGCCGGGGGCGAGAACCACGGTAAGCAGGTCAAGTTCGTCCAGTACGATGAAGAAACTGTGAAGACGTTTGAGTTTTTACAAACACGTACTGATATAAAAATGGTTAGCGCCGACGAGCAAGAGCACGGCCTTGGGGTAGTCCCTATGGTTGTAGGGTACTATCGAAAAGTGAAGCCTATGATCGGCTCCAGCTACATAAGGTACTCAAGTAGAGCCGACGTGCGTAAGTTCCAAGCCGAGTCTGATTTGTCGTACGACACGTACATCCATGCCCACCCGACCCTTAAGGCTAGGATCAAGGGAGAGTTGTCTCAGGTTGGTATCGGCACAAATACGTTCCTTAAGCTTGACCCTGATCTAAACGAAGACGTCAGCTATGTAGACCCTCCGAGTTCTTGCTTTGAGGTTCTGAAGTTTGTCATAGCAGATGCTAGGGAGTCTATTTTCCGACAAGCGGGAATAGACCCGCTCGGTATATTCCAATCCGGAACCTCCATATACCAATCTTCTGGAGTGGCCCGCGCTTGGAGCTACACCCATTCTGAGGCAAAGATATTGTCTGGGGCAGCTAGAACAATGGAGACCGTAGAGAGAAGGATATTTGAACTTATACTTCGCTTTACTTCTGGAGACTATTTACCGCCCCCTTCCGAAAAGCTCTTCTATGGGGATATACAATATCCGCAAGAGTTCGATCTTGCGTCTTCCGAAGAGATGATGGCTACGGCTGCTCAGGTGGTACAGGTTATAAACTCTGACACCTTAACCAAGACTATACATAAGCGTATAGCTACTGGTAAGGCCGGAGATGTGCCTCCCGAAGTTGTTGCTCAGATGCTTAAAGAGATCGAAGAAAACGACATCTTGAATAAGCCTAAGTCCCCCCAAGAGATGGACGAAAAAGAAGAAGAAGCAATGTTTATGCAAGCCGCTATGGCTGAAGCCCAAGGACCACAAGAAGAGGAGGAGGAGGCCGTTGAAGAAGAAGGTGAGCCAGTCGAAGAAGAAGAAACTGAGGGCTATACGGAAGAAGAGGACGTATAGACTAAAGTTAAAGAATAGACCAGTGAGAAGAAAGAAACGCGACACCACCAAGAAAAGAGGAAGCCAGTCTCGATCTTGGATTAGGACATAGTTTTACTTTATACTGTATGGAGTAAAATACGTTCACGTTTAACCCTTAGCAATAAGAAGAGGCAAAGATGGCAACCGAACCAGCGGAAAACAACGAAGGCGAAGGCGAAGGCGAAAGCGCTACCACTTACGGAAACATGCCTGAATGTATGAAGGCGGAGCACAAGAAGAACCCGGATCTCGGACCCCCTCAACTCGCCAAAAGATGTAAGAACCTAGTAGAGGCCGAAGAGGAAGAAGAGGTCGTTGAGGAGGAAGAGTAAACCCTATGGCCGCAAAGAAGAAAACTTCCAAAGCCAAAGCTTCATCCGCCAAGAAGAAGAAAAAGAAGAAAACTTGGTGGACCACTAAAAAGTTTAGGTCCAAGGTCCATGCGGACGCTAAGCCTATCCTCGGTCAAATCGGAGGCTCCCTCACCGGGATGTCGAAAAGCCGGAAGAATGAGGTAGCCCACGGCATCGCCTATGGAAAAGCCAAAAAGGCCGGGCGTGGGGGCATCGCCTCTGCTAAACCGAAAGGCCGTAAGAAGGTTACAAAAAAGAAGACCTCTAAACGCCGTAAGAAAAAGCGTTAAGGTCTGTCCGTAGAGGGGTAGGTGAAGGATGGCAGGTGGCTTTGAAGCTGGCTCTATATATGCCAAGCTAGAAATCGATATCGGTGATATCGACAAGAAGCTTAATGCTGCCGCCTCTAAGGTTGGAAGATTTGCGGGTCAGGTAGAGAGTGAGTTAGCCAAGGTAGGAAGTGGGGGGCTTTCTGGGTGGAACAAGTCCCTCGCTTCTCTATCTGGCGGTGAAGCCGTTAAGGGTCTATCCGGGTTCTTAGGTCAACTGACCAAGAACATGGAAGCGGCTGGGTCCCAAAAAGATGACCTCATTAAGAACTTCGCTATTTTCGCGGACACTCTGGACGAGAGTAGCCACGCCGTAGATTTTCTTTCTGGGCGTATTTCGAGAATAGAAGGTCTCCTTAAAAGAGCTTCCGGTTGGCTCCAGCCGTTCCGTGATGCTTGGGAGGGGTTCCAAGAAGAAATATTCAAGCAGAGCGGGCCCATCAAGTTCTTTGGTATACTTATGGGCGGCTGGAGAGCTACTAGCATATTAGCTAGGTCCTACGCTAGGAGCTTAGAGAAGATCAGCGATGGCTACGTAGCTATAAAGAAAAGGGCCATCGACGCTAGAGAAGCCGCCCTTTCCGCTGCCTTAGCGCAGGGTAAATCTGCCGATGAGGCCCAACAGATGGCAGACGCCGCCGAAAAAGGCGTTATGGGTAAATCTATTTGGGGGAAGATGGGTCTTTCTCCGGAAGCTTTAGGGATGTTGGGCACAGCTATAGGGTATGTGTCTAAGGCTCTCGGCATCTTTGGTGTAGCCCTAGCGGGGGTCGTAAAGGTCGGAAGCGTAGCTGGTAGGATTGTAAGCTTTGGGCTGGGTACAGCTTTCAAGGTCGTTCTGGCTCCCCTTCTCGCGGTGAACATAGCGTTCGGCGCTTTCAAGGCTCTCCTTGGAGCTTTTATAGGTCTTCAAATCGGGCAGTATATGTTCGGGATGGCCAACCAGTTTGAGGCGGTTGGTATAGGGTTCCGGAACATCATGGCCAACCTCGGAACCACGAGTATGGAGTCTCTAGGTATACTTAGAGAAGCCTTGAGGGGGACCGTCGATGACTTGACCCTTATGCGTACAGCTAACAACGCTGTCTTCCTTCAGGTCATTAAACAGAAAGAGCAGTTTGAAGAACTAGGCGTTGCCGCTAGGCGGCTTGGTAGGGCGGTTGGACGAAATGCCGTACACGCCTTTAACGACCTTACTATCGGTATAGGTCGACAGTCCCGTCTCATCCTCGATAACCTTGGTCTTATTGTTCAGGTAGGTAAGGCCAACGATGTTTACGCCGCGAAGATTGGCAAGTCCGTAGGTGCCCTCACCGACCTCGAACGCCGTACTGCTTTTTATGAAGCCACCATGGAGGCTGTTCATAAAAAGATGAAAACACTCGGGCCGGACGTTGACTTAATGGCGGATAAATGGGACCGCTTAAATGCTGGCCTCCGCAATATGAGTGTTCAGATCCTGACCGCAGTCAACAAGGCCCTGCGGCCTTGGGTGGAAAGTACCACCGAAATGATTGACCGCGCAACTCCCTACGTTGTCGCCTTCTTTGAGGGCGTAACCCGAGGGGGTATAAAAATGTGGCAGCGGATGAGAGAAGGTGCAGAGGCGGTCAACCTGCATCGTATATTTGACGATTGGACAAAGGTTGACTGGGATACGATAGCGAAAACCTTGGCAGAGGGTATCGGGCATACTCTGCACGTGGTGTTCGGTGTAGTCATAGACATGCTTCCGACCCTGATCCACTTAGCCTTTGTCGCAGTCAAGAAAGGGATGTCTGAAGGTTGGGAGTTCGTTCGAAAGCATCTGGACCAAGACTTGATGAATCTGATTATTGGTATAGCGTTTCCCGGGGCTATGGGGGACGTTGTCAAAGCGTCAGGCTTTATGGGGAAACTCGGCCTCTCCGCTGGTGGTGTGAGTGACGACTGGAAGACCGAGAAGGCGGCGGTTGAGGACCTGCTTACGGGCGGGTGGGGACCGGGCGCTGTTAAGACCATAGGTTTAGTCTCGCAGATGTTTTCCGGCGTCGGGGTTAAATTCGAGCATCCCGAAGCTCATACTCCGGTGAAGGTACGTGGTCCCGCTTTCGGTCAGGGGAACATAAGCGTCGGCGGAAGAGTAAGACATGCTACGTACGGGCCGGAAGGAGAGCGATCGAAGCGTGGGGAGACCATCCCTTGGGGCGAATTTTCCGACGAGGAGAAAGCAGCTTACTACAGGTTCATGTTAGGCGCTACAGATCTCGGCGGGGCGATGCTGGCGGAAAAGAAGTTGGGCCTCCCGGGACAGGGTAAACTTACTGAGCGGATGGTGCGGCGGCACTTGGCCACGGCAAAGCATAAATCAGCTATGGATGATAGGAGCATCACTGGAATCCTGAAGTCGCTCCCGGGACAACTAAGTGCTTCGGTATCAGCTAGGTCAAGTCAGTTTGGGGGGAACGCGGCTGCAAAGGCTCTAAACGAAAGCATACTTGGCATAGGCCAAGAAGTAGCCGGTTCCAAGGAAGTCCACACCGCCGCGAAGACGATAGCGATAGCGTTTGGGGTGAACCTTAACGAAGCAATGTCGAGGGTAGGTTTCGGTGAGGGTTTGGTGGGTTTGGCTGACGAGTTCGGTCTCAACATGGACAGCGTTCGTGAAGCTTCGAGGGCTATGCCTGACCTCTTCACTGATCCGCAGCTTAGAGCGGAGATCGAGCATAACGCGGCGAGTATCAAACCCTTCCTTGAAAAAACTGGCGCTAATCTGATGGACTCCCTCTTTAAGAGTGAGGAAACGGGACGGAAGTTCATCGAAGCGATCAGGGCCATGGTCAAGACCATGGAGGATGACCCGAAAATAATTCAGGGGCTGCGAGGAGCCGTAATGCCTTCGAAGCTTACTGAAGACATGAAGAAAAACGCGGCTCTTATGGGGCAGGGGCAGGGACAAGCGATAGTGATGGCGAAGAAGCTTCTGGATGGGGACTTGTCCATAGAAGAGCTTCTTAACCTCCTAGCGCCGGGAACCTTCCGAAGGGGTACCCCCACAGGGGCAAGGGGCGGAGCAGACCTCACTAGGCCCGCAGTGTTCCAGACTATTATTGATAATATAAACGCGATCAAAGAAGGCGGCGAAGGTGCCGGGCTAGCTCTATCAGAAGTAGAAGACGGAGCACGTGCCCAGTTCCACAGGCTTGAAGCGATAGAGAGGCTTCTGGCTGCCATCATAGAACAAATCTCTAGGGCTGGAAAATCGGAAGGTTCGCAATTCCTTCTCGAACAAGCCAACGCTGCACGTATCGAATTAGCGAAGACTCGAAAAGAATACGAAACGCACTTCCAGAAGCTTTTCGAAGCGCATAAGAAGAACCGTGAAGGCTTAACGGTGATGGAACAAAATGCTTTCAACACTGCGGGTAACCGTCTAAAGAAAAACTTGGAGCAGCAGCGTGAGAGGCTTATGGCCTCTATGTCAACGTACGCCGTCGGCTTTGCTCAGGTAATACGACAGGCCGCAGCCGGAGGTTTGTTAAATGCACAGGGCCCCCTTTCCGCTGACTCCTTGGCGGAACTCTATAAGACCGATAAAGGTCTCGCGGAATCTCGGTTACGTGAAATAACCAAGATACTCCCATACGTCACTACCGAGACCGGCGAGTCCAGACTCAATGAGCGCCAGCAGTTCGAAATCCGTACCCAGCTTCTGAAAAACTTTGGGATGGTTACGGATACAGAAGCGGATCGTATAAACAGGGCGACCGACAAAATACAGAAAGGGTGGACGGCTACTGCGCGGACTATACAGGCCGAAATAGACGCTATCTCCCAAGCGACAAGGGATGGGTTCTTGGACCCGAACTATCTTAAGCAGGTAGAGAAAAACATAGCCGACGTTGCGAACATGGTAGACAAAATGAAGGCCGGAGACATCACGGCTTGGGGTCTAGCTTTCGCCAAATCTACTCTGGAGATCCTGAAGACTGAAGTTCGGATTCTGAGTCTCGATAGAGAAATAAAATCTATCAATGAAGAAATAAAGAACGCCGACGATCCTATAGGGGAGTGGAGGGAAGGGTTTGTAAGTACTCAACGTGCAATAGAAGACGCGACT